GTCGAGTTTTCGTCTCGCCATCGTGCTCGGATTCTAGGGTGTGTCAGGGTCGAATAGGTCCTGTCCCGCCATACACGAAAATGCGGGCCCTAACACCGGGAAAGCGACCCCCAGCAAGTGCTGCAGGGGGCCTACCCGGCCCGTTCAGGGAACTTGCCACGTAGACGACTAGCGTCCATAATGGCGAAGGATATAAACGGAGGAAGGATTGTTAACTAAGGGGTAGACATTCCAAGTCTACCCCCCGGCCACCGGATCGGAGCTAAAACGGTGGGCTGGCTGTTAGAGGGAATGGGCGAACTTGCAAGCTCCTTCGCAAGCTTTGTTCCCATGGTTGGTTCCCACAGCTAGAGGAACCTATTTGAAAGAAGGAGGAGGATCAGGCCGCAGAGCGGGCAGCCGCAAGGGCAACTCGGGCGGCAGAGGACACAGCAGGAGAAAGGCCGGTGGCCAGGCTCAGGAGGTGTTCAGCGGCGGAGATGATTGAGCGACGGTGCGAGGGATCAGACAGGTAGCTTTTAACGGCACCTGCACCCTTTGAAAACGTCCCCTTCAGGAAGCTCGCAATCTTCTTCAAGTGGAGATCGTTCTCCATCGATTTGTCGAAGTGTGCAAGCTTCTCGAAGGCATCGTTCATCATGCCGATGTCCACCGAGCCAGGCTTCGGTGCCAACATCTGGTTCTGTGTCAGTCCCTCCCAAACCCAGAAACACTCCAAGCGAACTTGCTGGGAGTCGACATCATCAGCGTCGATACCTACGGTGATGAAGGGCGCGCTCGGGCGCATGTCGTACACATCTGTGTAGTTCGTGTCCGCAGGGTTCATGGGACACCAGATCGTGTAGTTTCCACTAGTGAGGGAACCCTCATAGGAATGCAGTAATCCTGCGATGGAGTCGTAGTCAGAGACTCGGCTCTCTACAGGATTGGCCGCGGAATCAATGAGGGCACCAGCGATACTACCATTGGAGGTGAGTTTACCACGGTACTTGACCCAGCAGTACCCGGCGACGGGACGCACGGCCGTTAAGTTCTCAACGGCAAGGTCGAAGTTCTGAGCGGACTCACTGAGAAGGGAAGTATAGCTGGAAGGGGAGACAATGGTGGCATAGAGATATGCAGAACCGACGTTAAGATCCACCCCAGTAGAGGTGTTCTCTACAGTTGGTGTAGAGAACCACGTGTCAGTAGCACCAAGAGTGATGGTACCATTAACAGTGGTATCACCCGCTGCAAGAGTAACAGCAGTGGAACGGGTGCCTCCATCAGTATTAACTGAAATGGTGACGTCTCCACCAGCACCGGTGAGCGCAGCAGACAACTGTAGTTGAAATTCCACAGTGTTCGCTGCATTAGCGGTGATTGGGTACTGAAGGTTGTTAGGTGCTCCAGAGGGATTCTGGGCCATAATAGCCAGACAGTCAGAGGCGCTGGGACTTACGCAGTCCAGGACACCCGTCGTTGGCAACGTGAAGGAGTTGCCAGCGGGGATCAGGCAGAAGGTGAAATAGCCATGCATGGGGTCGGACCCCTTTAGACCAAGGCGATTTCCCAGTCTCTCATAAGAACCAATATGGTACTTATTTGAGACACCGAAGTTGTCAGAGTAAGAAAGATGATTCCGGAGGGAAGGACGATTAATAATCGTGCACTTACCCGAGGCATCAAAGTTGCTCGTGTCCAGGTCATGGACAGTGCGAGTGACAAAGATGTGATTTCTATGGGAATAGAAATCGGGAACACCTCTTACTCCGTTGGCAAGAGCCTCCTCCCAGAGAGTGGGATCAAGAAGCATCAAGAGATACCAATTGACCCGGGGAGGTTTCTGGGTAACAATAGAGTTGTCGCCTTCCAAGTGCTGGATTGCTGACTTGACTCTAGGGTCACCTTGCCTGGATTCAAGAGCCTGCTGGGCTCTGAGCCGTGCGGCCTGGGCTTTCGCCTTCTTTCCAGACATTAAGTTGTTTTGGTTGGGGGGTGATTGTGTTGGTTTCATGGGAGACATCGTAATGGACTGTCCATCCCTGTAGCATGGTATTGCTCCTAGGTGCAGTCTCTCGACTTTCGTACGGAACTATTAAGACCGGATGGCCACCGTTTTCTAGGCCAGCAGGGACCCCTAAACACAATCAGGGTATCCACCAACGGAGAGGAGTGGGGTAACGGGGAACCTCCACGTACACACATCATTAATCTGTGTACAAGGGATCTCTATCTCTCTCTGCTCCCGGGCGGAATAAGGATGCCTGAAATTCAGGCTCTTCGGTGGAGGCCCCCGAAGGGGGGTCTGCGTATCCACAAGGGAACCTCTCTGCTCAAGAGACTCCCTCATAGTTTTTGCAAGAGCGCGCTGGACGTTGGTGACATAGTACCGGCTACTCGAGCCGGGGAACATCCCAAGTCCACCAGCAGAGATGGGGACCCGGTGATTCCTCCGGGCCCATCTCCACTTCCGCGTGCGGTCCCCAGCACGTTGATACAGGAAGATATCCTCACCTCGCCGATAAACCTCACGGGAGATTTCTCTCTCTATGAGGGCACGGAACTCGTCAGGACATCCGTCTGCAATCCTATTCGCGACAGCCCAATAGGGCCGATCGCCCTCCTTCGGAATCTCAAGCCCCTTCTTTTTGAGGCGATTCTGAAGGCGCCCAAGTAGCTTAAGTGCCCCCGAAGGGAGGTTACTATAGCTATACTCAGGAGGATCGAAGATCTCCGTAGAGAAGTTGGGGTCGTGCTCCAGGACGTCAAGGTTCTGGGACTCTCCCCCTACTCTACCCTGGACCTTGTGTTGCCCTATATAGAGGCCAAAGTTAAAATAGCCAATAGAGCGAGGAACAGGGAGGTGCTGATACTTACCACCGGGGAAAGGGGTATGTATCTTCCATGGGAAGTACTCGAAGTACTCTCCTCGAGGAGCACCGGAATCAGGGTTATACATCATATAATGCCGTCTCTCCCTAATGTAGGAAGAAAGAGCGGTGAGATTATAATGATATGCTGCCGAGTTGATATTGGCGTATGTGTCATGAATGTATGACTTGCCAATAGTCAAGTCGAGGCCAAGCTCCGCAGAAATCTGTTTAAATCTGTGGAGCTGGTCGTCGCCGTCGACTATGGTAACAAGGTCGTCACCATTGATAAGGGCAGACCTAAGGTATTCACCGAAGGAATAATCCAGATTCTCTCTACGTTGGTAGAGGTCAAGTGCAGCGGCATTTGCCAGGCACAGGATAGGAAAGCTCGCTATCGAGCCCATCAGCTGGCCGTTTCTCTGAAGGACAGAGTCGACCTTCTTGATATCGGGGACACCCACCCAACAGTTAGGATCCTCTTCGTACATGTTCTGTAACCAGAGGGTCCCCTCAACCGAGGGATATGTCACATAGTGACTACCCAGGGCGAGGAGAACATCCCTTTTAAGGGTCTTGAAAGACCCACCCAACTTCTCGATCCCCTCCAAGATACACTCCTGTATACTAGAGGAAACTAGAGAAGAGAGGTTGTCGGTGGCGCTGGCATAGTCAGCGGAGAGCCAGCGCGGCTCTCTCATTAACGTAATGTCAGCATTACCACCCGTGCTAACCAGATCGGAAAGATCCGTAGGACACTGGGGCCTCCCTATGAGGCGAAAAAGGGGAATGCTCTTAAGCACTGAATGGATATCCTGCTGATAGGTTTTTAGGCAGGCATAACCCATCGACGGGCCGGCAGAGACAAGCCGGACCTTTAGCGGCTCCAGGACTGGTGCAACGCGAGCTATCGGGACCGTACGGGTGTATGGCCCATCGTCCCCCCAGAATCTGTCAACAAGGAAATCGGGATCTGAGGTGATATCCCTGTTCTTGAGCGTTTGCTCAAGTTCAGGGAACCACCTCGTCGTCCGGGTTTCAATGATGACATTGCTCCTAGGGCCCCCGGCTATCACGGCACAGGGGACGTAATGCATCTCCCATAAAAGGGATTCGTCCTGAGCAGCCTCGTAGACCTGGAAGAGGTCAGAATAATCACCGGTTGCTTTATCTATGAGGTAACCGAAGTCCCTAATAAAATCACAACCGTGATCAGTCTTTCTCTCGAGAACACCCATCGCGTAAGCTATCAACGATGAGCGCTGGCCTCCAGCAGACCGACAGGAAAGGATCGAGGCGTTGGGGGAGGGGCTACAAGCCCTTCTCTCCCTGATAACCTTGTGAAGCTTATTCTTTACAAGCTTCATCAACTTACAGAAGTTGGATCCCTCCTTGAAGATCTCCTTGACCAGGTCAGCGGTCCCGCAGTCCTCAGTCTCCATGCCACGCCGATGCTTAAGGAATGATTCTAGAATCACCCCTTCAGACAAAGGGTCACACCCCCTCTTGGCTTGAAGCCAGGAGGAGAAGAAGAAAGTGTTCTTCTCGGAAAACTGGTTGAACCGTGCACTAAGCCATCTATGGTACCTCCTGTGGGTAAGGAAGTGCCTCTGAAAAGGACTAGATGGCTCCGGATTGCCTAGATATCGGGCAATCGGGAAAGTTAGCAGGTACTTAGCACCTGCCACCCACTCACTCTCACTTGTTGCCTGTGAGAGATACCGACAAACACCTTTTAAAAGAAAGAGCCTAAGCTCTTTCGGACAATTACAAATCTTATGTACAGCCGCCAATCCCCGACATAGGGCTTGGGTGTGCTGCACGATCCGTATTTTGTCAGGATGTTTGTCACCCGCTATGGAGCTCCATAGGGGATCTATCGCGATCTTAACAAGATCAAGGTCTCCTAGGGCCTTCTCTTTGAAGGCCGGAGTTTGTAGCGCTATTGCGGTAGAACCGCGCGCCTTGTCAGTTTTTCTTGATGGGTTACTCATTGTACTTAATCGACCTAAGCTG